GGTCGCCCTCGAGCATTCCGACTTTGACTTTCGTCACATCACGAATCACCTCCTTTCTGAGTCGTTCTTGTTCTCGCAATTTTCTTTCTTTATGTTTATCCATATCAGTTGAATATTTCTGCTTCTATACAAAAATTTTGTGTTCACCATTCGCCGCGTAGTCAGCGCAGCTACCTCGGAATAACCGGTGGGTAGGTATGACCTTTTGGCGGTCCATCAAGCCGCCCCTAACCGGTGACCCCCGCTTATCCCACAGCGCCATAGTGTAGGGTTGCGAGGGCCGCGAACACTCTCATTGATCCTGGGGCGAGTTGGGCGGGAAATTCATCGATACTCTCCAGTATCGCTATCTCAGCCGCGTACTCCTCCGCGGTGCATCCAACCACGCGCGTGAGGTAGTCCAACTCCTCTCCGTGTGTGAGAGGTTCGGTTGCAAACTGCAGCTTCCATAAATCAGGAGCAGGTGCAGCTGGCACAGGGTATTTAGCGGAGTGCCTTGCTAAAGCGCCCCGCAAAGCCTCGCCGTATGGTGACGCGGCGAGCTTGCGATCCATTGCCCGTTGGGCAACCCCGAAATCAATTGTTCTCCCTTTATCCGCTTGAGCTCTGCCCTTAAGAAGGAAGGACTTGGTGTAGCTCCGTGGGGTGAACTTGTAACGGGCTCCCTGCTCAGACTCCTGAGCCAGGATTGGAACGAAGGCCAAAAACGAGTTGCACCCAATTGGCGTCAGACCATTGGTAGCGGTGCACTCGTACTCTTCATATTCGACCTTGCGCCCTTGGCTTTGGGCGGCTTCGTTGATCCGGAGGACCAGCTCACTTACATCTTTCACGTTTTGCATCGCGGCCATATGCAACGCGATGGAGGCCAACTCTGTGACGATGGTCGTCGTGGAGGCCCCGGTCGTGTTCATGCTGTACTTGTTTGCAAGTGTGGCAGTCTGTTTATCCCCTCCGTCGCGGGGGTAGACCGTGAGAGTGCGCGGAGCGCTGTTGACATATCGTACATAGTCAACCATCTCTTTGGTCATCCCAAACTGTGCGAACACTTCATATATAGCCTCGAGCGTGCCTGCTTGAATCGTCGTATCGCAACTCTTCAGGTCACACGCGAGTGTCCATATGATCTTGCTCCTCTTGGACATTGGCCACTTGTAGTAGTTGTCATCGCCAGAAACGCAGATGAGGACTTTGTCCTCCTCGCGTTGAAACTGGTCCAACATCTCCTTTGTTGTGCCCTTGTCCGGTCGGTAGAACCGGTACTGCTGCCCATTGGCACAGGTTCCTCGAAAGAGATCGAAGAACACGGCCATCATTTTCTTGAACCCAAGAGCCTCTAGGATGAAAGGCACATGTTGTGATGGGGTCAAGTTGTGGGTCAGGCGCGTCTTTGCCCCTC